CCATCTTCTAGTATTAATCTAAATTCTTTATTAAATTCTGACATATAATGTTCTGCCATTCTTTCAAATCTATCTTTTTCTGTTTCAGGCCTGAACTTACTTAAAGCGTGGCAAAAGAATCTACCAAGAAATAAATAAACACCAGCCCTTTCAAACTGATCTAGGTTAACTTTTGTATTAACCATTTCTGCTGTGTTTAAAACTGTAATGTCTGTGAAAATATTTGTTTTATATATTGGCCACCACTGTATTCTTAATTGTCTAAATAAATCATTAGTAGTTTGTGCAAAGAAATTTGTAGCTTCAGTAGAATTAGAAGCTATTCCAAAATCAAAAATGTCTGGTTGATACTTTGTTACATCTCCAGCAACGATAACATTTGCACCTGTATAATTAGCCATTTGTTACTTCCAGATTAAATAAATTATCAATAAAGCTAATGGAATAGAATACATTGGATTATTTTTAGATTTAATCCAAACCCATTTTGACCATTTCTTTAATTTTAGTTTAATTATTTTGTTCATCTTTTTTCTTTCTTGCTTTTCTTTTCTTTGGTTTTAAAGGAACTACGTTTTCCTCTTTAACTTCTTTTACAACATCTTGTGCTAGTTTGAAACCTCTAAAATCATACATAGCTTTATTAGTTTCATAATCTAATTCGCTTCTAGTGATTGTTTTGTTACCCCTAGTAAGAGTAACCATTGTTTGATTTGATAACACTAATTTAACCATTTATATTCTCCTATATTGATTGCGAGGGCAGTTTCCCACCCTCACAAAGTATCCAATTATTATTGGATAGATGAATCTGAATGTAACTCAACACCATATGAATCGTGGATTTCTCCAACACCATATACTGAAGTTGCTACAATCTCGTCTGCTCTTAAAGAGGCATCTCTTTGAGTTTCGATTTTCACATCTTGCATCATAGCGATTGCTAGTGCGTCTTTATGGAACACACCACCTTTGTAATCACCAGCAGTACCTGTGTTTGCTATATTTGAAGTTTCAAATACAGGCATACCAGCTAATCTACCAACAAATCCTGATCTTAATGCTTCGTTTGCTAAGTCATTTGCATTTGCGTTTGCAAAAGTATTAGTCAAACCAGCTTTTAAGTCATAAGCGATTTTAGGGTGTAGAACAACTGCACAGTCATCAATGTTAAGAGCATTTTCTCTTAAAGTTGAAAGTGCTTGGAAGATTATTGCAGATGAAACAACTGCTGAGCCATCTCCTATTACAGTTGAGAAGCCATCAAACAATGCAGTTAAATCTGCGTCTTGTTTTCTTGCTAATGCTTCTCCAAACAATTTACCAATATCTCCAGCTACATTTCTTGGTGCTGAATTTCTTGCTAAATCTGTAAGAGTTGTCATAACACCAACCTCTGATGCAGTAATAGTTACTGAACTAGGGTTGATTGCTGTGTTAGATAAATCAGTTGCTTCTGCTACTGCTGATGCTGATACATTTGCATAAACAGGAACTTCAACTGCTTTTCCACCACCAGAGATAGCATAGTTTTTAACTAGGTTTCTCATAATGGATTTTTCTGAAGCAACAAATTGTGCTTCTGCAACGATCTCAGTGTATAGTTCCGAGAGTGTGCTACTTGTACTTTCGTTTGCCATGTTATTATCCTATTAATTATTTATTGTTTAAATTAATCTCAACAGCACCTGAATCTCGTTTCTTCCTATATTCTGCATAGGCTTTACGATCTTCTGGCTTTGTTAAGTCCAAATCCTGTAGATTAAAAGGTTTAACAGTATTACCACCGATACTACTCTGGCTTCCTGAACCAGACAAAGACCCTTGACGGAAATGTGGGTTAGCATCTAAAAACTCTTTAACTCTATCTTCTATCGTTAATAGTTCTCCTTGTGCGTTATATCGTACATTAGAATTATTATCAACTATTTCTATTCTACCATCATCATTGTATTTAATTTCATTTTTAAGCAAAGATACAACTTGTTGTGCATTAATAGATTTTTCTTTGTTAGCGATAGAAAGAATTGAATTATCAACCTTTTCTTTTTTAATTTGCTCTTTGTATCTGTTAAGTTCTTGTTCTTTTTCAGATAATCTTTCTTGCATGATTTTTTCGATTTCTGCTTTTGATTTAGCTTCTTTGATTTGTTGCTCTTTCAAAAGTTCTTCTTTTTTCTTTGCTTCTTCATCTAGCATTTTTTGGGCTTTGGTTTTTTCAGCCTCTAATCTAGTCTTAATTATATTATCTAATTGATCTTGTGTGAACGTCTGTTCTTTTGGTGTTTCTGTTTTTACTTCTTCTTTTGTTTCTACTTGTTCATTTTTCGGTTGAACAACCTCTGTTTCTTGCGACATAAGTCTCCTATTTATATTATTAGTTCTCCAGCTTCGTCATACCAATCAGGATTGACATAACTCCATTGGTGTCTGCAGTTATAACCCCCACGAACTATTAAAGGGTTTCCACTTTTTTTGCCTTTCCAACTTGTACTAGACCAAAGTTTATTTACTTCGTCAATAGTAAAAAGACCACCTTTTCGTTTATCATATACTCCACTTACTACGTTTCTGCAAATTCTTCTTGTTGTTGGTATAATATCCCCATAATACTTAACATAAGTTAAACCAGCGTCTTGTGATTTATTGAAGTTTAATGTTGCGTCAAAATCTCTTAAAGAATCATTTAGTATTTGTCCAGCATATCTTTTCATGTTTTCTCCAGCACGATCTCTAGCAAATTTAGATTGTAGAGTTTGAACAGATTTATCTACTTGTGCTTTTTTTGATTTATTAAATTTGTTTCTGTTAATATAAGCTATTAATTTTTGTGCCTCTACGTCATCTGCACTAGCGTAAATACCATTGATAGTTTGTCTTAATTCTTTTTCTAAAACTGAAAATTCTGCCCCTACTAATGTATTTTGATAAACCTTTTCTGCTAATCTTCTTGTAAATGTATTTGCTACATCTTTAAATTGCGTAAAATATTGTTGTTTTAAGTTTTGTATTAATGCTAAATCTCCTTTTGTGATTTCTTGAAAAGCTAAAGGAATATTACCAATTCTTTTAAATGCTTTTTCAATCCTTTTAGCTTGTTTATTAAAACCCTCTCTAACAACTGTGTCTGACCATGCTAAATATTCTCTATCTAGGATAGCTTTGATTTGAGGCCTGATAGCAATAGCTGATTGTAGTTCTACTAACTTTCCATCAGTTAAAGGTAATCTACTAGCAAGTGAAATAACTTCTCTTTCTATTTTGTCTAATGATTTAATTAAAGTTTTATAATATTCTGCTTCAGCAAGTTCTATTTGCTTTATTCTGTAGAGTGTAGCGTCTTTGACTATATCGGACATTCATTAAATTTCTTCTTGTTCTACTTCTTCGTCTTGTTGTTGTACTTCGTCTTGCGTAAATTCTCCTACTTCAGACTTAACATCAATTTCATCAAATATTGTGTTTAATTTTTCATCATCATCTACTACTGCTCTTGCAATCTCTTTATCAATTTCTTTGTTTAGAGTTGGAGATTGAACGCCTACTGCTTTTGCTTGTTGATAGAACATAAGATCAGTTGCATAATCTCTAATGTTAAATGAATCAGGATAATTAATTTCTCCATCAAATTCTACATTTTGAAACATAGCATAAAGTTTAAATAATTGTTCTTCAGCTAATTGTAAGTTGTCAGCTTTTTCTGATAGTCTTGCATTAAGTAATTCAAATTCTGTTTGTAACGCAACTCCTGAAGCTATATTTGTTTTAGTAGTTCTTACTGCCCCTGTGTGTGCTATTCTATTTATAGATTCTACTTTGTTATTAATTGAATCCATAATTGAAGTTAAGCTAGACCCAGATGGTTGTAGTAAATAAGGTTTTAAATTAGGTTCCATTTCGTCAGGCATTTCTATAACTGCACCAGCACCAGCACTAGCATTTACGCTTGGAGTTTTAACTAATGATGGGTGGTTAGTTAATCTTATTAATTGTTCCATTTCTGAATATTCATTGTAGATAGCTTTTTGTAGATCAGCTATATCAGTTAAATCTGATTGACCAATTCCTCTTTTGTGAGATTTAGAATTGTACAAAATAACTGCTGGTATTTTGCCAATCATATTAGGTACAGTATCTATTAATCGAGGCTCTTCTCTATCAGGCATATAGACAGTATCAATTCTATCAGGATACCACATTCTTAAATATTGCCCATTTTCTCTATCAACTTCTTCTCTTATTTTAAGATAATTTAGTTCATACTTACCATTTGGTTGTCTTTCAAAATTCCAATCTAAAACATTTTCAGGCGTAATAATTGAAACATAAGGTCTAATGTCTTGTTCTAGTTCTTCTGCTTTTGTTTCTGTTTGAATGTTTGGTTTATCTAAAATCATAAAACAATGACCATAGATTGACGCATAATTTTGTGCGTGTTTAATTACAGAATTAAGATTGTTTCCATCTAGGTCTGCGTCTTTCAAAAATGATTCTAAACTAGTTTCATCTTCCATACTGCCAAAATCTCTGCTTGGTCTAACTCTAAATAAGAACGATGAATAAATTTGAATAATATTTCTACAATGGTTATCGCATGGTGTGTTTGCTAGTCTTTGATTGAACTCATTATCTAATTCAAGATTGTATCTTGATAAATACTGACCAACCATATAATCGTAACCCCCATTATATGATCTAATGTAATATTCCCAATTATTTATTGTTTCTGAATAATCTTTGTGAGTTTCTATTGCTTGATCTCTAGTGTATGCCATACTATTTCATTATCCATCTTGTTGGTCGAGAAAACTGTGCCTGTGTAGTAAGTGGTTTTAAAAAATCTACCATATAACCTATTGCGTCATTCATGTGATCAAAGCCATCTTCCTTATCAGGAATATTAGTATTCTCCTTGTATATTTGTCTTTGTAATCCTTTTACAATAGTTTTGCAAGTTTTGGAAACAAAAATATGCCTATTACCGTTAGAATCTTTCAGTTTGCTATTTACAGCGTTTATCCTATCTCTGATTGCTGGGTGTTTTAATTTACATTTAACTTTGAAACCAGCGTTTTGTAAGATACTTAAATCTGTCTTACCACCAGCAGAAGTTTTTCGTTGTCTTGAAGCTGGGTCAGGATAGATGAATATAGGTATTTTAGTTCCATATCTGTTTCTTATTTCTTCTACCATTTCATCTGTATTTGAAGAATATATTATTATTTCATCAAGAAAAAATATTTTATCTTTTTCTATTTGGCCTACACAAGCACTCATTGGATCGACATTAAAGTCCATGCCAATATGTAATGGCTTTGTCCAATCTATTTGTTTATCTACTACGCTTTCTACAGGGTGGAAATTATAATAAACACTACCAGCATAATTCTCAAATGTACCCTCAAATTCTTGTCTGAAAGTTCTTATGTCAATATCTTGTTTTGCTTGTTCTATTTCATCTTCAGAAACCATACCACCTTGTAAAGTTGTGAATTGAAAACTATCCCATTCTTTGTCTTGATCTTGGCCTTTAAGATACATACGGTAAGACCAATTACCATAACCTTTTGGAGAACCACACATTAGTACATCTCCCTCTGTGTCAGATACAGACGCCCTCAAAACTTCAGTCCATGCTTTTTCGTCAATATCAGCAAACTCATCAAGTATTAAAAAGTCTAATCCAACACCCCTTAAACTATCGTAAGCATCACAACCTTTTAATGATATTTTACTGCCTGTCTTTTTAATCGTAATTGTCATAGTTGATTCATTAATATCTTCTATCCAATTAAATTCTGAAAGCATTTCTTTAAGTTTAGACCATACAATTTCTTTGGCCATTTTAAATGTAGGTGCAACATACCATATTTTTTTATTAACCCCTGTTGCGTATTTCATCATTTCAGTAATACATAAATAAGTTTTACCAAATCTACGACCACTTACTAGAACTCTAAATCTTGCTTTACTAGATGATACTTTAAGTTGTGGTTTTGTCAGAGTTATTTTCATTACAGAAATAAGAAATATACATTTTATCCTTATTAAATTTTTCCTGAAATTCGTTAGTTACTTTTATTGTTATCATAGCACCAGCTTTAGTACATTCTGTCCAAGTATCAAACTTAACAGGGTGTATTGCTGGTGTATTACA